CTACAGAGTTCCAACTACTAAACGCCCGACTTTCGGAAAAAGGCGACTACCTTGAGCATGGCGAAGAACAAATTTGGAGACTGTTTGCTCTTTGGCAAGGCACCAAGTGGACTGGCATGGTCAAGTATCCAGACTCATTTAACATTCAAGACCGTTACAATGATGTGATCATGTATAAGACTGTGTTAGATGCCAAACCTACAAATCCTGTGTTGATTAAACAAGCAGAAAAATTAATGTTAATGAGCATCATAGATGATGATCGTAAATTAGATGATTTGTTGGAGGACTTTGATGAAGCAGATTCCAAAGTTGTTGATGAACAAGAAACTATGGCACCTGAAACTTCTGAACCAGAAGAATCAGAAGACGAGGACGAATATGAATCCACAGAAAGTTGCCCGATTGCTACGCAAGATATAACAGTTAATCTTGCCAATAGACAAAAAGCCATAGACACAGCCAATTATGGACCTTTGAATCCTTTGCAACCAAATAGAGTATTCTGGATGGCATTGGCAGACAAATGGTCTGTTACTGTTGAACAAGCACAGCAAAGCCGTTGTGGTAATTGTGCTGCCTTTAACATTACAGATAAAATAGAAGATTGCATTGAAGCAGGCTTGGCTGCTGGAGGTAGCACAGGAGATGAATATGACACTGTGCAAGCCGGTCAGTTAGGTTATTGTGAAGCATTTGATTTCAAATGCGCCTCACAGAGAACCTGTGATGCATGGGTTGGTGGTGGACCAATTGACGATTAAGAACAAGATGAAAGTTGATATAAAAAATTTAGAAAAAGAATTGCAGAACTTTAGTTTTGACATGGACAGCATGATCAAAAATAGTATCTATGCAATTAAACCCACAGACACACATCTTCAAATAGTAGAGTTGTTCAATGCCTACATGAAAGAAAATGAAAGATGGCAACGCAAAGGTTATGCGGCTGCTGGTGTTCGTGCAAGAAAAAGTTTAATGGCTATGAAAAAATTAATTGGTGTTAGGCGTCAAGAAATGTTAGACACGGAAAACGCCAATAGAGAACAACTGCACGAAATAATCAATAGGGAGCAATGAACATGCCTAGACCAACAAAACAAATGCAAAACAATGCTAAACGTGCGTTGGCGTTGAGAGCCAAAGCACCCAATAGTCGCAAAGGCATGACAGCAGTTGGATTGAAAAGAGCCAACCAGTTTGCTTCGGGTCAGAATGTAAGTCAGAGCACTGTGAAAAGAACACTGGCATTTTTGACTCGTGCCAGAACATATTATAAACCAGGTAAGAATACTCCGGGCACTCAGGCCTATCTTGGCTGGGGTGGAGTTGCTGGCATAGCCTGGGCCAAAAAGAATTTGAAGAAGAAATAAAAAGTCACATGCATATAGTAAAAGGAGAAAACTATGAGAATGTTACCAGAACGCGGAATGAGAACCAAGACCAATCGCAAGAAAAGAAAACCAGGTCCTGGCAAGAAAAAATATTAAATTTTTACCTATTTGGTAAATATCGTATCAAACAGATTCAATCTGGATTGGTGTTACTCACTTCACCTAACAAGGAGGCTCTTAAATGAATGAAGAACAGGTAACTGGCGACCCTACTGCAGATTTAGATTTCACAGCAGAAAGCCAGGCAGGAAAATCGGGTTTTACCCAAGAAGACATTGATCGTATTGTGAAAGAAAGACTAGGCCGTGAAAGGTCTAAACTTATGAAACAATATGAAGGTGTAGATGTTGATAAGTATCGTCAACTCATTGATGCTGAAGAAAAAAAGCAAACTGAGGAACAGGCCAAACGTGGCGAATTTGAAAAAATTCTTCAAAGCACTGTTGGCAAAAAAGACCAAACTATTCAACAACTACAACGAGAATTGCAGGCTATCAAAGTTGATGGTGCAGTGCTCAATGCGGCCTCTGGTCGTAAAGCAGTGAATCCTCAACAAGTGGTGCGGTTATTAAAGGACCAAATCCGTCTTAATGACGCAGGTGAGGTCGAAGTGTTAGATGATCGTGGATCTATAAGATACAACGAAAACGGCACAGCAATGACCGCAGATGAATTGGTAAATGAATTTTTATCAACTAACCCACACTTTGTCACAGCAGGACCTATGGGGTCAGGCAGTCAAAGTTCAGTAGCGCAATCCAATGGTAATTTTGGACTTCCTGATATCTCAAAACTCAATATGAGTGACTCAAAAGACCGAGCCATTTATAAAGAACACATGAAATCTAAAGGTATTCGAATTTAACATTTAAAGGAGCCCTATTATGGCAAATTCAACAACATCCACCCTTGCTGGTCTGTTTACCACAATCCAGCAAACCGCATTGTTCACAATGCAAGAGAAGGCGTTTATGCGCCCTCTAGTTCGTAACTACAACCTAACCGGTCAACCAGGTAAGGCTGCACACGTTGGTATCTATCCAACATTGGCAACTTCCGTGGTCACCAGTGGTGAAAACAGTGATGCTTCTGCACAGACAATCACAGCAACAGAAAAGACTTTTACTGCTAATGAAATTGCAGTAATGGCCACTTTGACTGACTTGGCTCGTGATTCAACTGCTGATGACTCAGCAGCCGCAATTGGTCGTATTCTTGGCGAGACATTGGCTCGTAAAGTTGACGAAGACATTGCTGCTCTGTTCAGTGGTTTCTCAAGTTCAGGCACAGTAGTAGCCGGAACCAGTGAATTAACACCAGACGACATCCTCAACGCCATTGCACAACTTCGTGCTAACAGCGTCGTTGGACCATATGTTGGTGTATTCCACCCATACCAAACCTACAACCTACGTAAAGTATTGGCCAACGCCGGTGCCGCAACTGTTCCATCATTAAGTGATGTTGGTAATGAAGTGCTACGTGGTGGCTACATTGGACGTTTGTTCGGCGTAGACATCTATGAGTCAGCAGTGGTTACTGGTGCTTCAAGTGGTGCTTACATTGGTGCTGTTATGCACAGTGATGCATTGGCATTCTGCTTGAAGAAAGACGTAGTCATTGAAACACAACGTGACGCAAGTCTACGTGCAACAGAAATTGTTGCTTCAATGAGTTATGCAGTTGGTGAATTGTTCGACCTACACGGTGTGAAGATCGTAACTGACGCCAGCATCACAAACTGATCTTAATTGATCTCTTAGAAAGGGACTATATTCTAGTCCTTTTCTTTTGACTTGAATAAATACTCTACAGTGGAGAAGGACTCCACTCAGAACAACTTACCCTTGAGTAGGACTTACAGGAGGCCACAATGGCTACATTCGCCACAATATCTGACGTCAAAGAATACGAACCCACGATCCTTGATTATGGTCTACAAGATTTTGATGATAGTTTAAACAAAGCACAGGCTGATGTAGAACGTTACCTCCGTATCAATTGGTGGCCTACTCAACAAATTGGCAAGTTTGATATTACCATTGTTGGTACCAACCTTGAAATGGATGCTGACAAACTTACACCAAGTCAAATGACCAGGGCCACAGTTTATTGTGCCCTAGGCTACTACATCTACAGCAAACTCAGCAGATTCGAACCTGATCTAGACATGTTCCATATGAAAATGGAATATTACAAAAGAATGTACAGTGAAGAAATAGATTTGGTAATTCGTGATGGTGTAGAATACGACATTGACAGCAATGGCACAATCACTGATGCAGAACGCACTCCTAGTTATTTCCTAAGACTAAGGAGATAAACTGTGAGCATTAGAGAAGACATTGCCAAAAACATTGTAGATGTTCTCAAAGACATGTCGGACCCAAAGCCGGTCTTGGTCACTAGAGAATTTTTTGAAGTAGAGAAATTGGCCATTACGCAATTTCCTGCCATCTACATACAAACCCTAAATGAAACACGCACAGATGTCACGATGAGCACTAATCGTAGACAAGGCTTTCTAACCTTGTTGTTGCGTGTGTTTGTTAGAGGTGTAGAATTAGATCGTCTACGTAATGACATTGTAGAACGCATTGAAGAAACATTGGACACTGATCGCAGACGCGACACTGCCAATACCACAATGGTTACGCAAGTTCGTCAAATTAGGGTTA